TAATCCCGCCTATGAGTTATGGAGTTTAGAATAATAATATGATGGGAGTTATAAAGCTAGGCTGGGGTTAGGTTGGGTAGTCTAAATAGACTTGGTTATGTTATATATGCAACCGGGGGAACCTTACAATTCTATTGTACACATTTATTCCAACTTTGTCAAGTCTTTTGCGAAATAAACTAAAAAACTTCAAAACACTTGACAAACTTGACAAATGATACTATAATAACTACATGACCACAAACTATTTAGCTGAGACAAAAGACAGAAAACTTACTGAAAAGCAAGAATCATTCTTAAGTCACCTCGTGGAGACAGGAGGAGACTTTAAAAAGTCAGCTGAACTTGCAGGATACTCTGGCAATCACTATCAAGTATTACAATCCTTAAAGGAAGAAGTAGTCGATGTAGCCTCAAACGTACTTGCAAGGGAAGCTCCGACAGCAGCGTTCAAGATTATAGAGGTTATGAAGTCAAACAAACCTATACCTCAAGCTAACTATAAGTTACAAGCTGCACAGACCATATTAGATAGAGTAGGTGTTGCTAAAACAGATAGGTTAGAAGTTAACCATAATACAGGCGGTGGTATATTTATTCTTCCTGAAAAGCAGGTAATAGATATAGAGGCAGAAGACGGCGAGTATGAAGAAGTACGTGAATGATGTTTTATATTTTTGTAAAAAGAAACCTTTAGAAGCTGGTTTACTTTTTGTAGCTGGGTGGTGTATAGGATTAATAATTAAATGATGAAAATATTTTTAACAGAGATGGAAGCTTATGGCACAACGTTTGCAGGACCTAATATTATTGCTTCAACGTTTGAGACAGCAGAAATTGCAGCAGCTCAGAATCACTTGGTTGTTGTTGGGCAGCTTGATACTATTTATATTGATGATAGCAATGATGAACACATAAACACAATCCCTAACGAAGTAAACAGGACACTACACTAATGAAAGGTAAACAAATAGGCAGTGACGAGAAACCTATCACCTTTAAATCCCCCATCTATAAGAACGAACACGGAAGTAAAGGTGCTAACCCTAGACCCGGCTTCTATACAGATGATTATAGAGATAACTGGGAAAGAATATTCGGCAACAAAGATAAAGCCGAGGAGAAAAAAGACTAATATGTACGGAATTAATAAATGGTTAGATAAAGTAAAGAAAGCATACACAAGGCTTTTTAAGAAAACTTTAAACCCAACTAAAAAAACAACAACAACAGCGAGGAAACCCAATGTTAAAAGAACTACTAGAAAAAAAAGTAAATAGTATTATAGAAACCAACGACCTAACAGATTTACAAGTCTGGGGTATTTGGTTTGCAACTGGCTTTGTGTCAGCATTTATTCTTATATGGCTTATTTAAAATGAGGCTGGTTCCTGACGGATACATTAAAAGAACAACCTCTACCATACCGTTTGGGTATAGGTTCGATGAAGTTACTGGGTTTCTTAGACCCATAGAAGAAGAATTAGATGCGTTACAAATTGCTGAGAACATGATAGTTAACGAAGAAGTATCTCTTCAGGCAGCGTGTGATTGGTTAGAATATAAAACCGACAGAAGAATTTCTACTCCCGGCTTAAAGAAACACGTAGATAAAAAATATGGAAAACGAAACGAAAGACTGGGAGAGGAACTCTCATCTCTACTTGCAAGATGATGATGGTAACTTTGTCTTAAAGAAAGACGGAACTCCAAAAAAGAAAGCAGGTAGACCACAGACCAGCACCGAAAAAGCTATCAAAGCTGCACGTGCTACAGTAGGTCGCAAACAACGTAACATTCAAAAGCTTGAACAAAAGCTTAATAATGCTCGACAATCTTTTAAAAAACAAAAAGAAACAATTCAAAAACTTGACAAGACTCTAGAAGGTCCTGTCACCACCGATGAGCTAGAGACACTTCCTAAAGCTGTCACTGAAAATCTAGACAACCACAAAGTATTATTCTACGCTAACGAAGGTCCACAGACAGACTTCCTAGCTGCCGGTGAGAAAGATGTTCTCTACGGTGGAGCAGCCGGTGGTGGTAAATCATACGCTATGATTATCGACCCACTGCGTAACTGTCACAAGAAAGCACACAGAGCTTTAATCCTTAGAAGGTCTATGCCAGAACTCAGAGAGATGATTGATAAAAGCAGAGAACTATACCCACAAGCTTTCCCCGGTGCTAAGTTTAGAGAAGTTGAAAAGCTTTGGAACTTTCCTAGTGGAGCTAAAATAGAATTTGGATTCCTTGAAAGAGATGCAGACGTATATAGATATCAAGGACAAGCTTATAGTTGGATAGGGTTTGATGAGATAACCCACTTACCAACAGAGTTTAGTTGGAACTATCTTGCTTCAAGACTACGTACTACTGACCCTGAAATACAAACTTATTTACGCTGTACTGCTAACCCCGGTGGTGTTGGGTCGCACTGGGTTAAAAATAGATACATTACACCCGCAGGAGACAACTCTAGTTTTCTAGGTAAAGATGGTTTAACACGGAAGTTTATTCCTGCTAGGCTGTCTGATAATCCGTACCTCGCAAAGGACGGAGTTTATGAGCAGATGCTTAAATCTTTACCACCCATTCAACGCAGACAACTACTAGAAGGTAACTGGGATGTAGCAGAAGGAGCAGCTTTCGTAGAGTTCGACCCACTTAATCATGTCATTACACCTTTTGAATTGCCTGTACACTGGGAAAGAGTTAAAGCAGTTGACTATGGATATGCTGCAGAGTCCTGTTGTTTATGGGGAATAATGGACCAAAATGACGGAACTTTGATAATATATCGAGAATTATACAGAAAAGGCTTGACAGGAGAAGAATTAGGTGCTATAATAACAAGTATGGAGCTAGAAGACCCTTACTCGGTCTCTGGTGTATTAGACACATCAGCATGGGCTAGGACAGGTACTACTGGACCTACTGTTGGAGAAGCCTTAGTACGGCAAGGACATAAGCTTAGACCCGCTGATAAGAACAGGGTACAAGGTAAAATCCAAATACATGAGTTCCTAAAGGTTAAAGAAAATGGTAGACCTAGGTTGCAAATATTTAATACTTGCCCTAATCTAATAAGAGAACTACAAAGTATACCTCTATCCAAAACCAACCCTGAAGATGTAGATACACATGCTTCAGACCATGCATACGATGCACTGCGTTATATGATAATGAGTAGACCAAGAATGTCAAGTACATTCGATAGAATTAGAGGGTTAAAAAGAGACATGCACCAACCGGCTGACTCAACATTTGGATATTAGATTTTATGGCAGACAACGAGAATACATTTTTAAATGCTAACAACCTATACGAAGAAGTAGAAGGTGAAGCTGGTAAAAGTCTTGACCTAGAGTTTGACCAACAAACTAATCTTGTTGGTATTATTAAGAACAGGTTTCAACAAGCTCAAGATTCTAGAAAGACTGATGAGTCTCGTTGGTTAAAAGCATACGAAAACTACAGAGGGCTTTACAATAAGTCTGTTAAGTTTAGAGACTCAGAGAAGTCTCGTATCTTTGTAAAGATTACCAAAACAAAAGTACTTGCTGCCTTTGGGCAATTAGTAGATGTTATTTTTGGTTCGGGTAAATTTCCTATTGGTATTACTGAAACTAAAATACCAGAGGGTGAATTAGCTAGTGCACATCTTGATACTCAAACAGGGGCACCCGGAATTGAAAGTACTATAGGTGGTGGCGAACTACCAGAAGATATAGGCAACCGTATTGATAACCCATACGAGGTAGGATACGAAGGTGACGGAAAAGTTCTTAAACCCGGAGCTTCTTTTGGAAACGGTGTTTTTGAAGATAGTATTGAAGACAAAGTAGAAGACCAGTTAGTTGAAGGATTTAGTCCAATACCACAAGTGTTAGAACTATCTCCAGCTCAGAAAGCTGCGAGAAGAATGGAAAAACTTATCCATGACCAAATAGATGAATCTAAAGGTTCATCCGAAATTAGAAATGCTCTTTTAGAATCTGCTCTGCTCGGCACAGGGATTGTAAAAGGACCATTTAACTTTAACAAGAAACTTCATCAGTGGTCTGATGGAGAAAATGGTGAAAGAAGTTATAACCCGTTAGAGGTTAGGGTTCCTCGTATAGAGTTTGTTAGTTGTTGGGATTTTTATCCTGACCCCGGTGCTACCAACATAGATGAGTGTGAGTTTGTAATTCATCGTCATAAGATGAACAAATCACAACTTAGACAACTTCGTAACATGCCTTATTTTAATGAGGATGCTATTAGAAATTGTATTCAGATGGGAGCTAACTATACAGAACAAGACTTTGAATCTAATCTTAAAGACGATGCAAGGTCAGATGAAGAAGTAGGAAATAACTTTGAAGTCTTAGAATACTGGGGAATCATGGATGCAGAATATGCACGTGCAGTGGGTATAGACCTCACTGACGATATAGATGATTTAGATGAAGTACAGGTAAACGCATGGACATGTGGACATCAATTGCTTAGAGCAGTTGTTAATCCGTTTACTCCATACAGATTACCGTACCACGCTTTCCCATACG